GCCTGGTCGTTACCGCCGTTGGTGCCCTCACAGCCGGCTTCGTTCTCGCCTACGAAAAGGTCGATTGGTTCAGAAATGGCGTAGACAAGGCTGTGCGCTTCTGCGTCGACGGGTTTAAGAGCGTGGGCAAAGGCATTCAGTGGGTGATCGACAAGATCAAAGAAGCCTGGGACTGGGTAACGTCGTTTGGCGACAAGGTGAACCCGATTAGCATGCTGACGGCGTCGGCGCCACCGCCCACGTTGAAGGGTGTACCGCCAGCCGCCGCCAAGCTGTTTGGCACGCCGACACCTGGTATCACCGCACAGCTCAGGTCGCCGTTCGCCCAGGTGAGCGCCTTTGGACGGCTTAGTGCCACCGTACAACCAGTAATAACCAACAACTATTACATTACAGTCAATGATGCGGTAGATCCTATAAGCACTGGTCGGTATTTAGAAAAGTTGCTACGCGACTACCAAGAACGCCAACGGTGGTAACCATGACCATATCGGAAATGATAAAAACCAC